TAAGATTAATATATAGAAAACGCGCTAAACCCGGTAACCATTTAAAGGTTTCCGGGAACATCGTGCATGTAACTTTCAGAACTACTGAAGGTATTCATAACACATATGTTATGATATCTCTAGTAAATGCTAACTTTACTGATTCTTTTCCTCTGTTCCCAAATAATTGGATATCATTCTTTAACGCTTGGATGGTGTCCGGTACAAGACGACTCGATAAAGATCGTCGCATCCTACTTTGAATAAAAGTTGGTATGGCGAGATTTAGAGAGTGTATAGTACTGGAATAGTTTGGGAGAAGATTAGTTCAAAATGTAGCCTTATCGGTAACATTTCTAACTTTTCCGTCCACTATTCCAAATGGTCCAATAAGCGTGATGTGAAGACGACCTTGTTTATATGCACTTAATTTAAGTGTTTTAGACAAAGCCGAAATAACATCGGAATAATATTTACTACTGTAGAAAACATATCCTTTAGATACTAAGTCTATGAAGAGTTGTGGTATGTTAAATCACGATCTCATTGATAGAAGAAGGACCTTAGGACCTACCCCAGTATAATCTGCGGTGGGTGAGACTAGCCGTTTGGCAAATTCTGCAACACCTAACTGTGATTGTAATGATTTGTGAGTTGAAATATCGACTCCCAATGATTTCATTATAGCAAGGTAAGCTAACGCAACCGAACGACCTAGGATGACAACATCATCACCTAAGATCGCATAGTTAGGAAAGAAACCTTGATAACCTACCCGTTGAGCAGCAATCTGTACAATTACATGATGTGTAAAAGCGAGAGAGGCTCAAGATGATAGGGCACCCATTGGCTGACCAACTGAATACTTAATAATTTGTCTTTTATATAAGAATCCATAACCTACCAGACATTGTTTTCACAATTCTGATAGATGGTTACCAAATAACTGACCAATTACGATCCCTTGTAAAGAGAGAGGTAATCTATCAGTAGCTGCAGATAAATCAAGTGAAAATACTTGCTCGTCCTGTCCGTGACAACGGATTTTATCCATTAATAACTCAAACGGTTTAAGTTGATCATGTGTCCCATCTTGTGGGATACTTTCAAGTAAATCGAAGAGTCGATAATGGATAGGACTGCAAATCATTTGTATAAAACTGTTAGTTATTGCGAAGATACGGATTTTACCCGCAGCTTCTGCCTTTTCGGAAAGTCTCCCCATGTATAGATTTCCATTTCAACCTGACCCAAGGGCCAGGATGTATGGAATTATACTAAGGAGTCCGGAAGTGAAGAAAAGAAGCAATATGCTTAATCCACCAGGAATTATTAGGGTCATTTGTATAAATGATCATAATGTTCGTGGGTGATTTAGCATAGCGAGTGAATCTAATCCTCATCCGGCGAAAGCCGGACGAGTATTTGGACCACTTTTATTAGAAAATATCAATTTGGCGTGGAGAGGTCTATTTATAGTCTTCATCCCACCCTGCTTTAATAATAACAAAGCAGATTGTATTTCTTGTAGAGGTAGTTCATCTATGGATCCCTCTTTCAAAGGATCGGTTATAGTATTCAGCTTAACCATACCCGGATAATTAATTACCCGGTATACAGTCAATAAAGAAATTACAATCTTAATCACATCGACATTACCCGCCTTAATAGCGGCTCTAATATCTAATGGGATGAACGATGGTAATCCCTTATCATCTAACGCCACACTCACTCCACTTATTGAATTATAAGATTCACCAGCTATATACTTCATTACCGCTATATTGGCTTCTTTTAAATAAAGAACACAATATTTCGGATGAGATTTCTCTCATAATGAGGATATACGGCTAGCTAAGCGGAGGAACTCTATATTTAACGTTACTCCAGGATATAAACTGAGCAAGACATCAGTATATTTCGGCAATTCACCCCTTCGGATGAAAACCGGTTTATCTTGACTCTTGATTTCAGAAAACTGTCCTTGTAATAAAGTGTCCCAAAAGGACATAAGCTTTAATTGCATTGTAACGTTAAGTTTGGTTGAATCCTGATACTAATGATCTCCTATTCCTTTTCCACCTATGAGAGGTGTTAGCACTAATAGATGGTGGTGACAGTTTAAGTTACTACCTGAAATGGTGTGAAAATTAGCAACCTCAATTCTCAGAGGCTTAGTAGCGTGAAACATGAACTCTGGTTTACTCCAGATTGTTTGTGTTCATGCCGATTATCACCTTTTCCATTTAATAAATGGATTGGCAATAACGTGTATGGGATGTGCTACACAGTCAGTACTATGATTCCAAGGTACCGAAAGGTTTAAATCAGAGGATAGACCGTTAAAAGTCTTG